CGGTACAATTAATGCAAATACTTATGAAAATAGCCCATTGCAAGGAAATACAATTTCTGGATATCAAACTAGCGATGGGGCTTACACTGCATTCAATGCAAATACATTGCCAAGTCAAATGAAAGTATTATTGAATTTAGATCCGAATGCTGTTGAAAGTTCAGTCGGCTTTTTTGCATTATCTTATAAAAGAGATGTTTGGAGAGCTTGTCGAAAATTAATAAATGATTATACCGGTATTGTTGGAGGCGTTTTGGTGATTGGTTTATTAAATGTTGAAAAGTGTAAGTAAATATTATTATAAATTTTATAATGATATTATTATTATTATTATTTTTTGTTTTAGTTTTTTGTTTTATTTTTTTTATTGAAACGTATTTTTTGTGTCTTTGTAATCCCCTTTATTTGCCTTTTTTTTTTACAACTAAATGATCCGCGTTTCATATTTCGTCTTAAAAAAATATTCTTTGTACAAATACCAATGCCTCGAGGCTCATCATTTAGAGGGGAAACCTTTTTAATGCAAGAACATAATTTATCAGCTAAAATTTGTTCCGCAGCCTGTTTCAATAAACGATCGCTTCTAGGTATTGTTTGATTATAAAATTCTAATATTTTTTTATAATCGGAATTAGATAATTCCATATACTTGCTTGTAGTATATAAATATTATTTTTTTATAAATAACTTTATTTCGTAATTTTTATATATTAGAAAAGAATATGCATAATCAAGTAAAAATTGTGGTATTTGATATGGATGAAACATTAGGATACTTTGTAGAATTTGGTATTTTTTGGGAAACTATACATACTTTTTTTAGAAATGAAATGAAAATGAATATTCTAGATCTATTAGATTTTTATGATATTTTAAATTTATATCCTGAATTTATCAGGCCTAATATTTATTCTATTTTGAATTATTTGAAACATAAAATGATAGAAGAGGAATTACATGGTGTGATGATTTATACAAATAATCAGGGCCCTAGAATGTGGGTTCATCTTATCAAGGAATATTTTGAAAAAAAAATAAACTATCCTTTATTTACTCAAATTATTGCTGCATTCAAAAGCAATGGAAAACAACTTGAAATGGGAAGAACAACAAATGATAAAACATTAGATGATTTTTTTCGTTGTACGCAACTTCCAACAAATGCACATATTTGTTTTTTAGACGATTGCTATTATCCAAATATGCATGGCGAGAATGTTTATTATATTAAAGTGAGACCTTATATTTATGATTTATCTTTCGAAATAATGATTCGACGATTTTTAGAAAGTGATACAGGAAAACAGTTATTATTAGATCATATAATAGAGACATCTTTTAAAAACTATGTTATCGCCTTTATGACACAATTTAAATTTTTATCTGCAAAAAAATCTAAAGAGGAATATGAAATTGATAAAATTATTACTAAAAAAACAATGGTTCATTTGCAAACTTTTTTTACCAAAAATAAAACATATCCCATTCTAAAACATAAAGTTAAATACACAACGCGCTCCAAATCCTATAAGAATCGAACGCTACGCAAGTTATAAACTTTATAAAAATTTTATAAATCAATAAAATTGAGTAATACCTTGGCATATTTTTGAATAATGTCATTGATAATTGTTGTTGTTATTAAAAATATTCCCGCACTAAACGCAATTTTTCTATCTAAATCATTAAACTTGATTTTATTAAACACATTAAAACGATACAATAAAAATAAAGATACATATATTTTTGCATAATAGTCTAATTTATTTAAACTGTCAGGAGAGACAATTTGAATACCTATAGCAAGTCCAATATAAGAAATGTAACTGAGTATAATAAATAATGTAAATGCATTATTTTGTATATGATATAATGCTTTATGTATATAGTGCATTATTATATATTCAATATATAATAATAAGTTTTTAACAACAATCTATATTTTTGATAAAATTTTTTGTATTTTTAATAATGATTATTAAATATATAAATGACGAACGTAAGGCCCGCGAATCCTTTGTGTCCTTGTAAAAAACCAGATCTTATTTTGTACCAAATCAGAAAAAACGGTGAAAAATATAAATTAAGCCCAAATAAATTTTTATATTCTGGCGAAGGAATTTTTGTAGATAATTTTAAAAATAATAAACAAAAAGGTAGTTATTCTTTTAGTGGAACGCAATATACTTCAATAGAAGAACCTAAAACAGATTATAGTAATGAACAATTAATTTTAGCATTTTCTGATGGATCAACAATTACCTCACTATTTAGTGATATAAACAAAACTAATCCAAATGGAATATTTCTTCCCGGAAAAGTCAATATAGTAAAAATTATTTGTGGAACAGGAAAATATACTTTCAAAGAAGGTTATATAGCTATAAAAGTAATAGACGAGACAAAAAGAAAATGTTATGTCTATTTTACTAAATAAATAGCTTTTATAAGATAAAGATAAAATAAGCGCGTCTAATTATTATAATAAATACACTTAAACATATTAATATTAGCATTATTAATGGCTTTTAGTAGTGCTTTGTTCAAAATAGAAGACCTACAAAATATATCTCTCTTTACAATATCGATATCTTCTTTGTTTTCATATTTATATTATAATTCAGCGTTAGCGTACGAAAATTACTTTACTGTACCTTATGATATATTATTGCCAGTTGTTGCATTACATGCAAGTGTGGATTTTTTCCTAACTAAATCATGGGACGTGAAACTTCATCACGTATTCATATTTGGTATTATTGGTTATAATTATTATTATAATGTATCATCATCTGATAGATTTTTATTTTCATATACACTTTTAAACACAGAAATTTCATCTATATTCTATGTTTTAAAATATTGGTTGGTTAAAAATACGGCTATTTATAATATAAATACAGCACTATTTTATCTAACATTTTTCAAATTCAGAATATATAATTTTTATCATGAAATAATTAATCATCCCTCTTCATTTGATACAATTTTTCAAAAATATTCAAATTTAAATTATGTAATGTCGTCAATTTTTGTAATCTCCTGTTATGGGCTCTTTATATTGAACTTGTATTGGTTTTTAATTATAAATAAAATTTTATACAAAAATATTACAAAAATTATAAATATAAATACTGATATTGTATGTCATTTTTTGTGTTCTTATCTACATTGGATAAATATTCCTTTGGCATTTTATATTTATTCTTTGAATCCTAACGAAAAGTATATATTTGATATAATTGGTATTACCATTTTAAGTATAACATCATATATGTATCATTTTGATATTTATAATAGATTATGCGTTTATAAAAATACAAACGACTGTAACGTACCAAGTAAAGACAATGTCATATTATTTGTAAATGATTGTTTATCAATTCATTTGAGAAGTTTTTTAATTATTGTAACTAATTATTATTATAGCCAACATTTTTTATGTGCTATACTGTTATCTGGAATATTACATATATCTTCTATTTATCATTGTATTACAAATATTTTAGGTTTATTTATTGATTTTGATAAAACAAAAATTACATTTTTTAAATGTCATAATGTACTAATGGCAATACCTATTGCATGCGACGTATTTTTAATATTTATGAATACTCCACTGGAAATATCCATACCATTTTTAATTGTAAATACAATAATGGGACTTTTATTTGTAGTTGATCCATTTTATAAACTAACACATGTGGCTTTTCATGTAAGTTTAATTGCGCAAAACTATTACATGTGCTTATCATGTAGTAGATAAATATTTATTCTTATGCATCATTATTGATGTAGAAGAATAATTTATAGATTATTAGCTATAGCTATATATTTTGATTGTTTATTGTAATAATCAGAATAATTCGTTGTAATTTTTATCAATGATATTTCATTATTTATCATAGTAGCATATTTTTGAAAACGAGTAAATGTATCTAATGTATCCTTGCTAATTGTTTCAATATTAATAGTTTGTTTTAAATCTTCTATATTCGTAAAATAAGATACATTTTTTAACGAATATAATTCATAGGATGGATCGTATAAAATTCCATCGATAGTTAGAACCATATGTACGATCCGTTTGATAAGTTCATTTGAATCGTCATATACAAAACAAAGTACAGCTTGTGCTTTTACAGAATTATGTGGAAAATATTTTGTTGCAATATTATACAAGTATTGCGTATTTGGAATACAATAACCTTTTATATTATTCATTTTTTGATACTCTAACATGGAAGCTATACAATGTTCTATATTCTCCATAATTTTATTATTTACATAATATAATATAAGCTTTAAGCATTTTCTGATTCATTTTTATAAATTTCAAGTGTTCTTGCGCTTGCATCTGTTGCCTCTACATAACGAGGCATCCAAAAATATGGAACTACATTTCCAAAAGAAGGATACCATATTTCAAAAAGATGTCGGTAATATTTCTTTTCCAATGTATCTGATTGCGTCTTTTTATTTACATTTGTTGGTACCTGAAATGCTGTGGAGGGAAGTGTTTTTACATGATCCTGAATAATTTCATACAAAGATCGATTCATTTTACTCACTCCATCTGAAAAGGCTTCTTTTTTTCGCCATAAAATGCTGGATGGTAACAATTCGCTATCATTGCAATTGGAATAATATCTTTCGCTAAATGCAGTTCGCAAAAGATATTTTTCACACTGATTATTTCCTGGATGAAATCGCAAAGATGGGTTTATGCTTAGATAGTATTGTACCCACGATCTGTCCAAAAAAGGTGTTCGTGGTTCTAGACCGTGACTCGAAATACACTTGTCTGAACGCAAAACATCAAAAGCATGAATGTCTTTCAATAAGCGCCGACATTCTTTATCAAATTCAATAGCATCTGGCGCAGCATGCATATACAAATAACCACCACACAATTCATCAGAACCATCCCCATTAAATATAACTTTTGCATCACTGTTTTCACTAATATATTTACCGAGTAGATAATTGCCAATACTTGCTCTTACTGTTGTGGTATCATAACTTTCGATTGCTCGAATCACTTCCGGAATTGATTGTAAAAAATCTGACTCTGTCAAGACAATTTCTGTATGCTTTGTTTTCAAATGGGCTGCTACAATACGCGCATATTTCAAATCTTCCGAATCCGCAAGACCAATACTAAATGTTTCTAATTGTTTTTCGTCGGATATTTCTTTACACACTTCATTGACCAGAGCAGTAATTAAACTACTATCTAATCCGCCAGATAAAAGACACGCAATTGGGCGTTCTGTTACTAAAACACGTTTTCTTACCGCATGAAGCAGATGCTTTTGAATTCCTTCTATTATCATTTGGAAATCTTTTTCTTTTTCTTTTTCTTCTTTTTCTTCTTTTTGATTTTGAAACATGATTGAATTAAATCCGCACGAGTGATATACCTTATTTTTTATTTCTTGATTCCATTGTGTAATAATTTTAGGAGGCAGACTATATGTTGAATAAGTACCTGGTTGAAAATGATCTATGCTATATTCATTTGTACAAAAATATGTTAGAACTTTTAATTCGGATGCAAATGCAATTAAATTTGTACTATTTTTTGTTTCCAAAAAATCTATTGAATCATTTTTAGTTTCAACTTCAACCCTTTTATGCATGATATACAAGGGTCGCACACCATATGGATCTCGTGCGACAATAATTTTTGATTCTAAATTATCCGTATTAGTATCACATAAAACAAAAGCAAATACACCATCGAGCATTTGCAAAGTTTGCTCAATTCCATATTTTACATAAAGATGCACAATGACTTCACAATCTGAGTCTGTTATAGGTTGTACATTCATCAGTGCATATAATTCTCGATAATTATAAATCTCTCCGTTACATATTAAGGAAATATCGCCAATGACAAGCGGTTGATTCGATTCATCATTGAGTCCATTGATAGCTAACCGATGAAATCCAAAAATAGCACCAAAATTAACTTTTTTTATTGTAGAAAACTCTGGACCTCGTCCGCGACCTTTCATGAATTGTTCTTGAATATATCCTGACGTGTAATTACTTTCATTATTTAATAATGCAAAAATGCCACACATATCAATATAAAGAATATATATGTATCTTTATATGGATTTTTTAGAAAGAAAATGAAGCAAAATGAAGAAAAGAAAAATATTAGACTAGTATAATATGAGTGTTGCGCCTCAGTTTAGTGAATATGAATGTTCTTCTCAAATTACGGATTCCATTAATCGACGAATATATGATAGAAATATACCATCCGCGCTTTTACAGCCTTATTTAAGTGTTAGACCAGTAATGACAAAATATTCGTTGATGCCGATTGTGGATCCAAGAAAACCAATTCATGAGCCGATGGAACAATTACCAACATACAGCCCACATGCTGTTTTTAATCCCGGAAATACACAATCGCCTTGGTCAGGCTTCTCTTCAAGTATTAATACGGAATCTGAATTAAGAAATCAAATTTTTGCGTTGCAAAATTGTAGCCAAGCTGTTTATGTACCTAGTTCTAATAGTGATTTATATCATGCGCAGTTTAAAAATAGTACAAATCAGAAACAACAACCCTTTCCAGGTTTGTTTTCAAAAGAAACATTTGGTCCTGTAAATCCAAATCCAAGTCCTTCCGAAGTTGGAATGGATCTATTTAACAATAATACACGAGTTCAAGTTCGTGGATTAACGAATGTCAAAGAAAAATGTTAATCAAAAACTTTTATTCTATATAAAGTATAGAATGACAGATAAAATAATAACAGATAAAATAATTACAGAAGTAACATTGGAATGTTTAATGAACAAAGAAAATTACGAAAAATATCGATTAAAAACTCGTGAAAAAAGAGGAACTATAAATAAAAAAGATAAAAAATTTTATCGAAAACGAATTTATGATGTAACAAAAAAATTGTTGAATCCTGAGCTTTACCCAAATGATAAAATGAATGTAACCACTGATATGCAATATAAATTTGAAACATATATTTCATCATGTATTGAATATTTTAAAATGGTAGATACATCAGATATTCTTCAAGAAGACTACAAAGATTTTTTAGAAATCGATGTAAAAAATGAAATTAAGATTGATGAAAATACAACACTGGAGAACGCTGATCAACTTATGATGCGCTCGATAAAAATACAAGAACCAAATAGTTTAGAAAAATTTGTGAAAAGAAAAATAATGAAACCCTTAAGAAAAGAGATTCCTCCACAGCAAAAGGATATTAATTTAAAAGATCCAATACTCAAAAATAAAGGGATTCGAAAAAAGAAAAATATCATGAATACATATGACAAATCCTCGGACGAAAAAAAATAGATCTTATAAAAAAATAATACATCGTAAGAAAAAAAGATACAGTCGATTGAAAAAAAGAGGAGGAACAACAAAAAAAATGATCAAATTAAGCTGTGCGCCTAAAAAAGGAAAATTAATGAAGTACAGTTGTTTTGATGATAAAACATTGTTTAAATTAAGGGATTTATGGAATTTGCGTCATGCAGATGTAAGAATTGAATCAAATGATCCCAGAGAAATTTGGAAACTTCTTCAAAAAAATATGAGTAATGTTTGCAACAAGGAATCTTGCTGGATAAAACAACAATTTACGAATGGAGAATTAGACGATGAACTGACTGAATCTTTTGCACCCTTGTCGCCTAAGGAATGGGAAAAGAATCCCAATGAATGGCTAACCAGTACAGATATTTTAGCTGTTATGAAACAGCATGAAGATGCATACCCGTGTTTTGATTTTATTGGTCCAACACCCATTGATTTTGATACACGTGTTCAATACGGTGAGTGTGTTTGGCAAGAACTGTGTGATTTTAATATTGAAAAACAGATTAAATCAGGGAAAATAAAGGTTGGTATTATTTTTAATTTAGATCCGCATACCAAGGGAGGATCACATTGGGTGAGTATGTTTCTTCATTTGAAAAATGGGCAAATTTTCTTTTTTGATAGTGTGGGGGATCCTGCTCCCAAAGAAGTATTGCAGTTAGTAAAAAGAATTCAGAAACAAGGGATGCAATTAAAAAAGCCGATTCGTTTTATGTTTGATCAAAATCATCCCAAAGAACATCAATACGGGGACACAGAATGCGGTATTTATTCTTTGTATTTTATTGTTCATATGTTGGAAGATAAACATACTGCGGAATATTTTAAAACGCATATCCTTTCTGATAAATATATGGAATCTTTTAGAAAGATTTATTTTAATGAAGAGTTATAAAAATATAGTTATACTATATAATGAGGAAAACATCAAACTCAATTTGTTATAAAGCATATGTTGATATTAACGGGCAATATTTTTGTATGGCATGTGGAGGAAGAGAAAAAGGAGTCAAAAGAAATATTGTACATGCCAAGAATTGTTCGTGTCGTGGCATGAAATATTGCCAGCAAACAAAAACTAGAAAAACTAAAAAATCTAGAAAAACTAGAACAAGAAAGTCTCGCCGTTAAAATATTGGTTCTATTAAAATATATATAAATATAGTTTTGTCTATATTTATATGAGTTTTTTGGAAAAACAGAATATTGATTTATTATGGGATATTTTGTTGGATGCTGAAAGTGTGTTTATTATGAAAAATAACGGTCAATATAAGGAACCTATTCGAAAAAACTTTACTACGATTATAAAAAATTTTTATGAACAAGAAAAACGATCTCAACAGTCTTTGATGGAGTTGAACAAAAAAATTGTTTCTATTTTAATTCATAGTTGGATTCCTATGTTGAAACGCGAAGAAGAGGAACAACAAAAAAAAGAGAAAAAATCGAAAGACCCTATTTTATTTACAGTAGAAGAGATTCAACAAGATAGGAAAGCGCAATTTGAAAAGGAGTTGAGTGAAAAAGAAAGTGATTTTAGAAATGCAATGACACAATCTACTCCTCCCGTCATCGACTTTCATGAAAAAAAAGATGAACCTATCGGAGAAATGGAGAAATTAATTGCTGAAACCATTGCGCAACGTAATTTTGAAATAAATCAAATACAAAATGTAAATAAAGAAGAAGCTGAAAAATGGTTGCAGCCAACAAAAACAAAGGAAGAGGTAAAAGAGAATACAAAAATAAAAAAACTTATTAAAATAGGCGAACCATTACAAAGTGAGTCGCAAAATATAGAATTTGCAAAAAAACAATTATCTTGGGCACCTCAATTAGAAAATGAAAATTCGGCAATGCAATCAGAAGTAGATTCCATCTTTAAAAAATTAAAACCAAGTATTAAAAATGGTGATAATACTGAAATAAATAGCAAATTAGATTCTTTACTAGATAAAATGGATATTTTAATAGAGTTACTTTCTAAAAAAGAATCATAACCATCAGTTTATATTTTTTTAAATTGCATATTTCCGTTTAGTAATTTTTCTAATGTACCAATCAAAACTGGCTCTACGCCAGGAACTTGCAATGCCTGTTTATAACTATCTAAATCATAGATATTTCCTAAGATAGCACTCATCTTTCGATAAATATATGTTTTACCTTTTAATTGCACTTCTTTTCCAGACCACTCAATCGATTTTTTATTGATTGTTGCAGTTGTATCTGGTTGATCCGATTTATAACTTGGTTGATAAGAAAAAGTGTTTGAATTTGGCTGTCCAAATTGAAGGCAGTGCAATTGCTCTTTAGATCCTTCTCTCGAGTAAATAGCGCAATCAATAGATGCCTCCTTCATTGCAGTAATTAATTTTTGACTTACTTCATCTTTAATAGTGGATATTTCAAATAGTGCTTCATCACTAGTAAAAGGAATTTGTACTAATTTATCCTTATCTTTTGATGAATAACTAGGATATGCTTTCTTACTTAAATCTTTTCTTTTTAATTCGATAGATGCATCACTCAAAATTTGTTCCTTGGTAAAGGTCATTAAATATAAATATACTTCTACAGTTTGTAGTTCTTCCGGTAGATTTTTATGACTGCAAATACGGCGCGCGCGACCCACAACTTGTTCAATACGAGCTGGGTGCCAATAGGGTTCCATAATATGAACATATCGTGTATTTCGTAAATTGATGCCTTCGGATCCAGACGCCGTAATCATAAGAACTTTAATAATTTCACCCATATTATTGTTTTCAGCTATCAATTTTAGTCGCTCCGTCAAAGGCGTGCTTTTAGGCCAGTCTCCGTTGAATATGTTACGAATCACTTCTTTTTCTTCCGCCGTTTCAGTTCCTGTATATAAAGCAAAGGTTGGTTTGCCCAAATCTTCTTCAGCAATATCGAGTTCCCATTCACCTGATGAATTCTTCTTTATTTTGAAACGCGTAAATCCATTTTGCTCAAGAACCATTGTAAAAATTCCAATTCCTTCCAAGGTTCTAAATTGACTATATACCAAATGTAATCCTATATGCTCAGGGTCCTGAATATTTTCTAAAATATGTAAATATTTGGGACTATATGTTTCAAGACCGGCGGGCGATAAGTATTCTGAAGAATGCTCCTTTACATAATCAATTGCACGTTTAATCCGCATTTCATAAGTGGCATCACCCAACTTATCGAGGATAATATCTCCTTCCACTTCTCCCGAATCGTCCCCTTCCAAATCTACTGGTTCTACTTTTTCGGTTTCTTTAAGTACTTCTTTGTATAATTCATCAAGATGTGATCCTTCTTCAGTGTCTTCTCTCGGCATGGGACGACCGGGAGGTTTTGGCATAACAAAATTACAGAAAAGACGAGAGAAAATACGATAGGTTGATGAAGGCTCTTGATAAATCCCATTTTCATCCACTTTTCCTTTTTTCTTTTTTGTCTGTGTTTCTTGTTTTCTTTCTTGCTGTCTTGCGGCTTCATATACTCCGAATTGATAATCACTCATAGCAATTTTTACAACATGAAAGTCTGCAATTTTTTCATAACGTGGTAGAAGTTTCTCTTGCGCACTTCGAAAATAAGAAGTCAAACCCATAATGCGATGTTTAAACATTTCAACATTTTTTAGCGTTCCGTTTTCACCATTAATAAAAAGATTTAAAAAATCGTCAAATTTATCGGGAAGCGCTTTAAAAAGTCGAACGGAAATACCTTGTGGTATAACTTCAATTTCATTTTTATGTAAGGTTTGAATGACTCTTCGCTCAAAATCTTCATCTGATATTTGACCTCGTTGATATACAACTTTTTCACCTGTTGCTTTATCCACTTTTTGCAAATCTTTATTCGTAACGCCTTCATATGCGCCATCTTTGTTGTCTCTACTTTCAAAACCAAATGGGTTTCTAGTAAAGATGAGTTTTTTACTGGATGCCGAATAATCCATAAAATCCATATTTTTTTCTCTCGAAAACATCTGTTTAAGAGATTCTTTGTTGGTGGGTTTTCCAGTTTTTACATCTAATGGTATTTCCCACGTTTTAATATATCCTCGTAAAATATTGTACAAAATACCAATTTCATTAGGGTAATTGATAATAGGGGTTCCAGTTAGAAGAACGATTCTTGCATTTTGAGCACTCAACAACATTTCATACAAGATAATAGAAAGAGAAAATGGAAGTCTTTCGCGTTTGCCTGTTTTTTCATTGACGCTAACTTCTTTTTCTTTACCGATTTTATTCACGATGCGACTAATAAAATTATGAGCCTCATCGATAACAATAACAGCATTATCAAAAATATTGTTTTCAAAATTACTTGTCATCTCTCGCAATTTCTCTCTTCTTAACCCATTGTAATTAATGAATTTATATTTTGACATGATCATTTCATCTAATTGTTCATCCAAACTAGTTTTTTCAGCGGTTTCTAATTCATCGTAGTTGCTAGGTTTCGAAACATCTACTAGCCACGCTCCCCCTTTTTTTCGAATAAATTCCATAGGCAAACTCAGTGCAGAAGACAGGGTTTCAATAGCCTCTACATCATCAATCCATTGCCAAAATTGCTGTTTTTTGTAAAGTGCATCGCCGCATTTCTTTAACTCTTCGATATAATTTCTACGCAAAGATGCTGGTGTCATAACAATGATTTTTTGACTACTTTTCATGCCTTCGGCAATGGCAATAGATGTGCATGTTTTTCCGGAACCTAGACCATGGTACAAAAGAAGACCTCTGTAAGGAGTGTATAAATTCAAATAATCTCTTACTATTTTTTGATGAGTCAAGAGAGAAAACTCCTCTGTAACACTGCCAATAGTATCGCAAGTGACTTCAGCACTGTCGTCCAAGACTTGATCGCGATAAGGTTCAAAAAGTGAATTGATAAAATTGATAAATATTTCTCGATTATTCATGTAATAACTACTTACCTTGTAAATAACATTTTGTTTCTTCTTAGGTAATCGTGTTGCAACGGCCTTTTCATCAATACTAATCCATTCGATGGGATCCAATGTAGAAATGCCCTTGGGCTGTTTTGTTGTTTTTCTTGATGCCTTTTTCTTAGCTGGTGCCTTTTTTTCAGTTACTTCTTCTTTTGCTTCTTCTTTTGCTTCTTCTTTTTCCTCGTCTTCTGCTTCCGCTTCGGGCAAAATACTAACACCTTCTTCTTGTAGAACTAAAAGTGCTTTTTTAGATATTTTTTTTGCTTTTTTTGCAGGTTTATCATCGGGTTTTTTTGCTTCAGCTTCTTTGCCAACTTTTGCAGATAATGGTTTGCTCAATTCAACTGTTTGTTTTGTAACTACTTTTCGCACATTTCTCTCGGATAATTGTTTCAGCAATTCAGCAATGGGATAATTTGGATCCTGTTCATCCTTAAATTGGACATTTTGAATGCTGACTTTTTCTGGAAGAGTAGGCACAGGAATCGAAACCTTGACTTCTTGTTTTAAAGAAGCAGTTGGTTTTAGCCGCAATTGTTCTTTTATTTTTTCTAAAGGGTTCATATATTACCTTATATAAGATATACATATAAAACTTTTGATTTTAAACTTCTATGTAATTTATGAAGTATGTAAAAGGATTTTTTGCAATGCTTCCTGGCACGCAATTTGTTCAGCCTTTCTCTTGATCTTATGCTGCCCTTGTCCCAAAAATAAAAAAATCTTGCCATTCTGTTCAAGATAGTGATGAACAGATTCAAAGGTTTTTAGAACATCTATATGTGTCGCATTTGTTGTAGAACACTGATGAACCGGTTGGCCTAGACACAAATATACGCCCATTTTATATCCAATTTCTGGATCCGCTTCTCCCATTTCCAAATAATGCGGCGTCACCTTGAATTCTTTTTGTATTTTCACTTGAAGTATATTTTTATAATTATCATCATTCTGAATCAAGGCAATCCAATCAATATGTTTTTCCAAAATATTTTCTACAAATTTTTGCGCCATTTGAAATCCAGGACCTGTAACAAACATGGATTGAAACCAATCATCTGAATCTTTTACGACAATCTTGTTAAAATCTAGGAACAATGCACCCAAAAAAGATTCAAAGAGGCAGCCCAGCTTTTTTAAATTGGTGCGAATTTTCTTTTCTTCGGCATGACGAGATAAAATTAACCATTTATGCAAATGCATTTCTAGCGCAATTTTTCCAATGGCCTCATTTTTAACAATTGCTATTTTTTTTTCTGTCATGAATCCTTCATTTTCTTTAGGAAAGCGTCGATATAAATAATATTTTACAACCAATTCCAAAATTCCGTCTCCAAGAAATTCAAGGCGCTCATTCGATTTTGTTTTCAGGGGCATACAATCAGGGGGCTTTTCAAGAATAGTAATATTCTGTTGCATATTTTCAATATTTGGACGTTTTGTATAAGATTTATGAACAAACGCGCGTTTATACAATTCTATGTTATGGACGATTGATGGTATTCCATATTTAGTAAGAATAAATTGAACATCATTCAATGTAATCTCAACATTGTTTGGATTATATGGATTAAATACTAATCCATCCTCTCCTTTAACAATATCATCATCGTGAAGTAATTTTGAATCGATTGTATCCATATTTAAAATATTCATATTTATATTTAAATTAATTTAATATATACTTTAGAAAGGCATACAATTTCTCGTTGATGAAAATATAATATTTAGAGTATATATAAAATGGTTTATATGTCTGGAGCCAAAGCCGCTAGAAATGCGTCTTCATTAGTAAATCGCACTTGTGCATACGGAGGATCTTGTGGTGGTAACAAAAAAGCAGGTATCGTTACTTATGGTGCTACATGGGCACGAGGAAATATGGGTAATTTTTTGATTCGTGCTCCTCAGGGATGTTGTGCAAATAATAATAGTATTTTATTTGGTCAAGTTAATACAACGCGCAACCCGGTTCAATACACTCGAGCTCGAGCAGGTATTGTCAAAGGGTTGTCAGGCATGGGTTAAAAAAACCAAAACAAAACAAAACAAGAAAAAAGAACAAACAAAGAGAGAAAAAGATACAAACAAATATATAATTAAAAAGTAATTTAATAAGTTTTTGCTTATTACATTATGAAGATTAAGATTGATCATCGAGAACATGATCTGATAAAATCATGTAAGTATTTTTTAGAGATTAGTCCATTATATAAGGAAATAGAATTAGAAATATGTAATCTACCTGTAGGAGATATCATCCTTTGTGACAATACTGATTCTGAAAAGATACTTATTGAGAGAAAAACATTATCCGATTTAGCGGCATCTATCAAAGATGGACGATATGAAGAACAATCTTTTCGACTAAATGGTTTGCCAATGCCAAACCATAATATCATGTATATTATTGAAGGTGATTTAAACAAGATACAAACATTTAAAAGCAAAATCGAGAAGTCTGTTTTATATTCGGCTATTTTCTCTTTGAATTATTACAAAGGATTTTCTGTATTGCGAAGTCAAAGTATAGAAGAGACTGCACTTATGATTTGCCATATGATATATAAATTAAAAAAGGGAATATCTGAAAATAAAGAGTCTTATTACAAGGAAACAAAGGAAAACGAAAATCAAACCGAAACTAATGAAACCAACGAAAAAAATTATTGCAATGTGATAAAACGAGTCAAAAAAGAGAATATTACAATCAATAACATTGGAGAAATTATGCTATCCCAAATTCCAGGGATTAGTAGTACAACTGCAACTGCTATTATACAACAATTTAAAGGCTTACCGCAATTAGTTCTCTCATTAAAAGAGAATCCTGATTGTTTAAAAGACATTGCATATTGCAATGCAAAGGGTCAGACAAGAAAAATCAACAAGTCGGCAATAGAACATGTAAAATTATATTTACAAGTTTTATAGTAAATAATCTTCTATAAATAATATAGTATATGAGCGAAGATCTTTTGAAAATTCTTGGTATTATTGCTGTTGTCCTTTTTCTCTTGTATGTAGGAACGAATTCTTGGAAACTTCATATAAATATGCAAAAAAATATTATGGAAGGGCTCACTAACAATGGTTCGAATGGTATAGGGGGGTCTGCTGGTACTTATGCAACTACTGTTGAACAACAAGCTACTGTATTGCAAGATTCATTACTTATAAAAAAATACAAAACTGATTATGAAAATGTAATTATTAATATGGAAGAATATTTAGGTCTTGCAATGTTGGAAACCGCATTGCAATTTTCTCCCACTGCTGGAATAACACCCGAAAATTTGACAATTCTTACAAATTTGAATACAATGAACGCTGCAAAACAATCATTAAATTCTGTCATGACCGTTGTAGATCAACATGCATAAAATAAATATATATACATATAATAGTATGCCTATAAAAACAAGAAAAACTGGAATAAGAAAACTCGGAATAAGAAACACAATAAAACATAATAAAACATCCAAGCGATTGATTATTCCTTCTGTTTGGGGAAAAAATGTGCCTCTTGAAAACTTTTGGCGAGGTTTAGCTGGTAGTAAATATGTTGTTGTAATACACAAAAATGGAAAACATGAATATATTACTTTACCAAACTCAAATACAGAAAAATCAACAAAACTATTCAATGAATTCGATGCCAATAAAGATATAATTGCAGTATTATCCAGTAATTCATCGCAAGATGCTTATGAAGTGTATTTATATCCAAAAGCAAAAGATAATTCAGTTGAATATGTTATTAAAAATTATAAAAAGTTTTTTAAATCTATGGGTCCCCCATCAAAAGATAGAATGGAAGGATCGCCTTTAATGAAAAAGGTACGAGTTCCTCTCTGATAATATTCTAATTTTAAGACCAAATTTTAATAATTATCTAAAATTAATATGATTATTTAAATCTTTAACAGGATGATATAAATTATTATTATTTATATCTTTTTTCTCAAAATCATGTCTCCAATATATATTAAATTCTTGCGGAGTGCTGTATTTTAAATTATTTTTAATAGCAATAGTTGGAAATAATGCTTCTAAAAAAAATAAAGTTTTATTTTTTATAGCATAATCATTTATACATTTGATCATATTATTTGAAAAACGAACTGCACACATCATACCCTTATAGTAAGGTGGCGGATATTGTATATTTATTAGAGCCCAGTGCCAAGTATTTTTATTTCCATCACTATTTTTACTATAACTATTAGATAATAGATCATCATTAATATATTTATTATCAATATTTATAATAGTATCTTCATTATATAAAAATACATCATCCTCCATAAACCAAATATAATCATAACTAGTATCTTCAACTCCAAAATAATATAGTGCTTTATCCCAACCACTTATTAATCTAATAACAAAGTTTGTATTTATATAACCATTTAATTTACATTTTTCATTTTCTATTTGTATAAAGTTTATATTTTTATAATTATTTTTAAAATCACACAAATCCAATTTATTATCATCAACAATTATAAATATTTTATATTTATTAAATACATTTAAAAAATCGCACCATATTTTATTAGGTCTAAAAGTTATTAAGCAAATAGCATGCATATATAATATAAAGCAAGATATTAAAAAATGGTGCATAAAATATAAAAGACAAGCAATCTTTTATTTATGGAACATATAAATTAACCTCATTTCCTTCATAATATCCGGCATCTACTAAGCTCTTTGTATAACGTGGCCCTCCCCAATTATCATCCATGGCATTTGGACTGAACAACATATTTGATGTTTCTTCAGGTTCATTTATTTGAGCCGAACTTGACAAATCAGAACTAGATGTTGGCTGATCCATTGTTTGAGGTGCGGAATAATTAGGGTTAAAACTTTGTGTGCTGGAAGCCGGAGGCAAACCTCCCTGTGGTTCTGTTACACTCGGCCTTACTTTATACCCCGCCTGGCCTTGTGCATCATAACTATGCTGTAAATATAATACAGGACAACGAATACCTTGACTTCTTTGCCAATCAATAAATTCTACATAATCTTCTAAATTCTCAAATTCAATAGGATTTACACCTGGAATTTCTGCCAGATTAGAATTATACAAGTAAAAGTTTTTCCCTTTTTGAATCAACATGTTTGGACATCTTGATGAACTACTTATATTTGTTAAGGATTCCAAGTATTTAGGATCACTGCTTACAGTAATAAAATAGATTCCTGCTAAAAAGACAAAAATAATCAAAATTAACAATAGGGTCATATATTATAAACTAGGATAAATAAAATTTCTATCTGTATTTTATAATGCAAACTCTTGTTATTGAAGGACCTATGAATGAAATGGCTGAAAAAAAAATAAAAAAATTAAATAATGAAATTGATTCGGGAAAGCATATATTCTTATTTTTATTTATGGTAGGTTGTGGTCCATGTAATTCGACAAAAGAACCATGGTTAAAAATAAAAACTTATTTAAAAGAAGAGCATACAAAAAATCCAAATATTGTCGTTGCAATGGTAGATAAAGACTTTTATCCAAAACTAACTCGTGCGGGAAAAGAACCAATAGGGTTTCCTACGCTTCGGTATATTAGTGCGAATGATGCTGAAGAGTATGAAGATGCCAAACTCGATGTTCGAGATAGAAGTGCAAAATCATTCGCAGATTGGATTGAGCTGAAGGTTGGTAAGAAAGGCGTAATGAAAGGCGTAATGAAAGGAGGAAAAATGCCAGGTCACACAATATCGTGTAAAAAAGCAGTTTTCAAAAGACGCGCAGGAGGAAGAAGAAATCGAACGCGTAGAGGTGGTAAATGGTCATTAAAATACAAACGAAGTATTGATTGTAAAAGACCCAAAGGATTCAGTCAAAAACAGCATTGTAAATCTAAAAAAAATCGAAAGAATTAATTTTTATACACTTTCAAAGAGTATAAAAATTACCTAAGAAAACTGCACAACTCTTTTGTATAAAAGAGGATCTGTATTATCAAATATTATTTTTATGAATTTATAGTTTGAAAAAATACCAGATGCGCTACTTACATCATATATTACATATGGTATTGTAGTAGCAAAACCGGATCCAGAATCAATATACAATTTTTGCGAGCTAATATAACTTCCATCTACCATTAAAATAGATGGCGATTCATCGTATAATGGAGGTAAATTTATATCTGGTCTTGCAGGTGTTCTATATCCCGCAAAACTAATTATATTATTATTTATGGATCCATCTTTATTCGTCATACATTGATGCGTTAATCCAGAATAATTGCTTTCGGCTGGTATGTAAGGTACAAAATCTAATTTTTCTTGATTTACTATAACATAAGTATCACCAACTTTTTTATACACAACATTATAGTATAGTTCTAACGGAGGAATTTCAACGCATTTTATATTATCATACAGAATAGTTTCAACAATATAGCTCGGATTAGCAGCCAAATAATTATTGACTTCTACCGTTAAAGTTTCTGTTAGTGCGTCTAAAGCAGAAGAATAAGTATTTCCTGTTGCAGTAGCTGAGAATGTTGCTCTACCCAAATTATACGTTAAAATGCAATCGCCAGAAGCAAAAAAATTTGTCATATAAACTATAATATTAAAATTATTATTGCAAGTATTTTAATTATATAAAAATATAAAAATATAAAAATATAAATTATAAGATAAAATGGTAAATGTAACTATAAGTGGTGCAAAAAATGCCGCATTGCCGCTAATAGCAGCAACTTTATTACAAAAAAATATTTATTATTTTAAAAATATACCACTTATTAGCGATATTAATACTCAGATAAATATTTTAAAACAATTCAACGTAAAAGTAAATTATATAAATAAAAATAGTATAATTATTGATACGACTTGCTTGAAAATGCCTAAAATAATAGATTATACAAAAAATACCCGAGGAACTTATTATTTTATAGGATCATCAGTTATATATGATGTAGATTTAGAGTATATTTTAGAAACTGGATGTAAAATAGATGTTAGAAGTATCGATTTTCATGTAACATTACTGGAATTACTCGGTAAAACTGTAACTATTAGCGATAATAAATTACTAGTTACTGGGAAGTGCATTGATTCTGATATAACGTATTCATTTATAAAACCAAGTGTGGGAGCAACTATTAATGCGATTTTTATGTTTTCTAAGTGTAAATCAATGATAACATTACATAATTATGCAAAAGATCCGTATATTATAAATACTATTTTACTACTAAAAAAAATGGGAATAAATATAATTTATAATGAAACCAGCATAATTATGAATAATAATAATAATAATATACAAAATAATCTTTTAATAGAACATTCAATCATGAAAGATCCTATTGAAGCTCTTAGCTATATTATTTTTTCCGGAATAAATTTAGAAGACAATAGTATTTCAAATTATACAATTGGTCCAATAAATATTAATAATCTGGGCGATACATATTCTTTATTAGAAGAAATAGGAATTTCTCTTATTGAAAGTGAGACTAAGAATTTATATTATATAAAAAGAAAAATACTTACACAATTTACTATTTCAACTGGATATTTTCCAAAAATTTATACTGATATACAACCATTTTTGGCTTTATTAGGGTTATATGTTAAAAATGGAAAAACAACAATTCAAGAAAAGATATGGAATGACCGATTTAAATATGCAAATGAATTAAATAAATTTGGATATAATATAGAAATTAACAATAATGAAATTATTATTGATACAACATTAGAAAAAAATATAATTAATCTTGAAAATCTTGAAAATATTGATTTTAGTTGCACAGATTTACGAGGTGGTATGGCATTGCTATTTTTAATGAGAAAATATGGCGTAAAAAAAGATCCAAATAATAAACACTATATAGATCGAGGGTATTATAATTATGAAAATAATATTCAAATTATACTTGAAAATAAAAATAATTTATTTCATAATTTTGATACAAAATGTTTATCAAATATAAAAATTGGAGGTATTTCAAAATATTATACTGAAGTTTTTTCCGAAGCTGATATTATTTCCGTTATAAGTTACTGTAAAACCAAAAATATTAAATATAAATTAATCGGCTATGGTAATAATTGTTATTTTTGTGAATACTATGATGGACTAATCATAAAAAATAATCATAGTAATATTCATTATTACACAGATGAAAAAAAAAATTATTATTTTACAGTTTCTTCTGGCATTACTTTACTTGATTTTATTTTGTATGTTTCTAAATTTGGATATGATTTATCAAGTTTAGCAGGGATACCGGGAACTATTGGGGCGGCTATTTATGGTAATGCTGGAGCTTATGGAATGGAAATTTGCCAAATTATAGAATCTTGTAGAATATTATCAAATGACTTTATTTTAGAAATAAATAATTCTGATATGAAATTTCAATACAGAAATTCAATTTTTAAAATAGAAAATACCGGAATCATTCTTGATGCAAAAATATATATAACAAAATCTGAAATATCTCCATATGAAATTAATAAAAAAATAAAAAATATTTTATCAATTAGAAATAATCGAATTCCTACGGAAAATACTCTAGGATCTATTTTTAAAAATATTATAAAAAATGATGAGAAGATTTATGCTTGGAAATTAATAGATGAGTTAAATCTAAGGGATTGCACTCTTCACAATATAACAGTTTTAAAAACACATCCTAATATTTTTATGAATAATAATAATGCAACAACATCTGATTTAAATATACTAATAAAATATATCACTGATACTATATATGAAACTCATTCTATTATTATAAAAACAGAAATCGAATATATTGATAATGTATAAATAATAATCTTATTATACAAAATTTTTTGCAGAATATCCTATAATAGCGCAAGCAATGCGTTTTCCGGCATGACCCGTTGTAAGACTATCTTCGAAATTACCCATGCCGCAATCGTCAGGGTCTGCGTGAATAATCAAGCCGCGCCCAAGAATATTAGACTTTCCTTTCAACTTAATTACATCATCTACGGTAGAATATTTTGCGCAACCATCAGCATCTGTTTCTAAATTACCCAAATCACCAACATGACGAATCTTTGCACCCGGACATCCATGCGCTTTATGATAAGGATTGAAATGCGCACACATGGTTGTGCAATGATCTGTTAGATCACCCGCTTCATGCACATGAAAACCATGCATTGAATTTTTCTTCAGGCCTTCAATATCAATATCAATACGAACTAGGTTCCGTTTCAAGTCCTCAGTAAAGCGAACTGTACCCTTGATTTTTTTATCATTAAAAACGGCGATAGCTTGAATCGGTTTTACAGTCATAAATATATATTATCAAGAATATATATATTTATGTATTAATTAAATATTAATTTTAAATATTAAATATAAATCATATATAACTAAAGGAAGTACCAAATATATGGGCCAATAGTTTTCTAGAGACCTTTTTAGAGAATAATATGGTATTGTAATAAATTTGAAATTGTTCTTTTCAAAATATATAGCAATTTCTCCACACTCATTTTCTCTCACATTGAGTGCGTGATCATAATTATCTTCCCCAACTATTAAATCTGGTTTCCCAAATAGTGCGCATTGTTTTTTATTTGCGATAAAATGCTTACAATCTTTACAGAGTTTCTTTTGTGTTAATCTTGCAGAATATGTAGATGAAAGAAATAATAGACTGATTAGTAAAAACTTCATCTTAATAAGATTACTTTAATATATAACTTTAATACATTTTTAAATATTGTAAAGGATGATTAGTACAAAGAAAATTGAATTAGATATTACTTGTTATAATATCTAATAACAAGAAATAAGCAATGGATCAAGCATTTCGTCTCTATGATTTTAACGTATATAATGATAACACTGTAGATTCCAACAGCGATGATTCTGGACCTAAAAAGGATACAAATTCCTTTAAAATTCAAATGTTCGGTCTTAATGAAAAGGGCGAAAGTTGCAGTATTATCGCAGAAAACTTCAAGCCTTTCTTTTATGTAAAAGTAGGAGATGCCTGGACTAGTGCGACAAAAACATCATTCCTAACTTTTCTGAAAGGGAAGGTGGGTAAGTACTATGAAGATTCTATTGTAAAATGTCAGTTGATCAACAAGAAAAAGTTGTATGGGTTCGATGCAGGCAAAGATCATCAATTTGTTCAACTTACTTTTAATAATGTGCAATGTTTTAACAAAACAAAGAACTTGTGGTATGATAAAGACCGAAAGCTTTTACCAAATGGGTTTTTGTTTCGAGGAGCACGTCTCTTCTTGTACGAAGCCAATATTCCGCCTCTTCTTCGTTTCTTTCACATCAAGGACATTAGTCCTTCAGGGTGGATTGCTCTTCCAAAAAAGCGAACTATCCAGATCAGTCATGATAAGAAAACGACATGTACGTATGAATTTTGCATAGATTATAAACATATTTTACCATTAAATGATAAAGAGACACGAGTTCCTTATAAAATTTGCAGCTTTGATATTGAGGCGAGTAGCAGTCACGGCGATTTTCCTGTTCCAGTAAAATCGTATAAAAAATTGGCAACCAATATTGTGGAACATTTTGAAAACTTGGACAAAGATCTACAGCTGGAAGAATGCAAACAACTATTAAAAGAAATAATATTGTGTGCATTTGATTATAGTAAAACAATGGCGACCTCTATAGAGTGCGTTTATCCTAAAATTCGGCCTACTTTAGAAGAAGTTCATGGAAAAATCGAGAAATGGTTGGAAACCAAGATTCGCGATTTAAAAAAAGATGTCGATTTGCAAAACCAATTGACCATTGAGGATATGTTTGAGTCCATGCACGCTGAAGAAGAGGATTCAAATTTGGATGCCGGAAATTTCTTCAAAAAACCGAAGGAGCACATTGGCAGCGTGGTAGATATGTTGCTTGATGCAAAATTTGACCGTGAAGCAAAACTCTTGGAGCTACGAATTACGCTTGATGCAGTGTTTCCAAAATTGGAGGGTGATAAGGTAACTTTTATCGGATCTACCTTCTTGCGCGCTGGCGAAAAAGAACCCTATTTAAATCACTGTATTGCTTTGAACACTTGTGCCAATGTGAATAATGCCGTAATCGAATCATATTCAACGGAAGACAAAGTGCTTTTGGCGTGGAAGGATTTGATTCAACGCGAAAATCCGGATATTATTATTGGATACAATATCTTCGGATTTGATTATGATTTCATGTTTCATCGCGCTTTAGAGACGGGTTGCGTTGGCGAATTTTTAAACTTGTCTAAAAATCACGGCGAAACATGCGCTACATTTGATCAAGAAACGCAGCGATATAAATTGGAGGAAACAAAAATAGTGATAGCAAGCGGTGAGCATAATTTGCGATTTATTAAAATGAATGGTCGAATTCAAATTGATATGTATAATTATTTTCGTCGCGAAGAAAATCTTACTTCTTACAAGTTAGATTATGTTGCTGGTTATTTTATTGGCGATTATGTTAAAAAGTTGGATTACGACGAAACAAATAATAAAACAGTTGTTAAAAGTACGAACTTGACCGGCTTGTTGGAAGGAAGTTATATTCATTTCGAAGAAATTGGACATTCAACAGATTATTATAGTGATGGTGCCAAATTTATAATCAGTGGTGTGGATAAATCGACAGGAACATTTGAAGTGTATGGAAATGTGGCGCCTGATTTTAGTAAAAAGGTTCGATGGTGTTTGGCAAAGGACGATGTAACACCAAAAGATATATTTCGAATGACCAATGGCTCAGATGAAGATCGTGGTGTCATTGCAAAATACTGTTTGCAGGATTGCAACTTGGTGCATTATTTAATGAATAAAGTGGATGTTTTGACAGGGTTTATTGAGATGGCCAAGATTTGCAGCGTACCTATTAATTTCTTGGTTCTCCGTGGTCAAGGAATCAAGCTGACAAGCTACGTGGCGAAAAAATGTCGAGAAAAAAATACGTTGATGCCAGTAATGGAAAAGGCCGAAGGCGATGATGGATATGAGGGCGCTATTGTTTTGGATCCCAAGTGCGATTTATATTTGGATAATCCTGTGGCTTGTGTAGATTACGCATCTTTGTATCCGTCTTCGATGATTAGTGAAAACTTGTCACACGATAGCAAGGTATGGACGAAAGAGTACGATTTGAAAGATAATTTGATAAAAACAGTCGGGGATCAAGACCAAGCCGGAAATTTTATTTATGATAACTTACCAAACTATGAATATGTTAATATTACATATGATACTTTCAAATACGTGAGAGCGAGGCCAACTGCGGCAGCTGAAAAGATCAAGTCCGGTTACAAAATTTGCAGATTTGCACAATTCAAACAAGGTCGTGCTATTATGCCTTCTATTTTGGAGGAACTTTTAGCCGCTAGAAAGGCAACAAGAAAAATGATCCCGTCAGAAACAGATGAGTTTATGAAGAATGTTCTTGATAAAAGACAACTTGGTTACAAGGTGACTGCTAATTCATTGTATGGACAATGTGGCGCGAGGACGAGCTCCTTTTATGATAAGGATATTGCTGCAAGCACAACCGCAACCGGACGCATGTTGCTAACTTACGCAAAGCGAATTATCGAGGAAACATACGGCGATGCTATTTGCGACACCAAACATGGTCAAGTTTTAACAAAAGCTGAGTACATATATGGTGACACTGATTCTGTATTCTTCACCTTTAATTTGCAAACGCCAGAGGGCCAACCTATTCGCGGTAAAAAAGCATTGGAAATTACGATTGAGCTTGCAAAGGAAGCTGGCCATTTGGCATCTAGTTTCTTGAAAAAACCGCATGATTTGGAATACGAAAAAACATTCATGCCATTTTGCTTGCTTTCCAAAAAGCGTTACGTCGGCATGTTGTATGAAGACGATCCAGATAAGTGTAAAAGAAAGGAGATGGGAATTGTTCTAAAACGTCGAGACAATGCGCCGATTGTCAAAGATATTTATGGTGGTATTATTGATATTTTGATGAAAGAAAAAGACATCAAAAAAGCAATGGAATTTCTTCAAACATGTTTGCGAAATATTGTACAAGAAAACTATTCCATGGATAAATTAGTGATTACAAAATCACTGCGTTCTGGATACAAAAACCCAAAGCAAATTGCTCACAAGGTTCTCGCCGACAGGATAACATCGCGTGACCCGGGAAATAAACCGAGTTCAGGTGATCGTATTCCTTTTGTATATATTCATAGTCCTAATAAAAAAGCGTTGCAAGGTGAAAAAATAGAGACCCCTACTTTTATCCGCGATAATCATTTAAAAATTGACTATTCCTTTTATATTACGAATCAAATTATGAAACCTGTGCAACAAATCTTTGCTCTTGTTTTGGAAAAAATTTGGGCGATGCAAAATAAAAAAGCAAAGATTGTAAAATTTCGACGTGATATGGAACAATTACGCTCTACGGTTCAACCTGAAAAACTTGAAGACAAAATGGAAAAGCTCAAGAATGATGAAATTAAAGCCATGTTGTTTGATGAATTCTTGCGTGAAACAAACAATCAAAAACAAGGAAATAAACCACTAACTAGTTTCTTTGGCAAAAATAATACAAAATAATAAATTATTATATTGAAATATATTTATTATTTATTGCTTATTGCTTAAAAAATTATCATTTTTTTACAAAAATAAAATAATTTTACTACTATAAAGTGCATAAATTTTATAAATCCTAGAGTTGCAACTTCAATATTATAAATTTCCATATTATAAGGAACATTACCATCATCCTCTTCTTGTTCTTCCTCTTGTTCTGCCTCATTTTCATCTTCTTCCTCTTGTTCTTCCTCTTGTTCTTCATCTTCTTCATCTTCTTCATCATCTTCATCTTCTTCATCTTGTTCTTCATCTTCTTCATCTTCTTCATCTTCTTCATCTTCATCATCTTCTTCATCTTCTTCATTTTCATCTTCTTCATCTTCTTCATCTTCTTCATCTTCTTCTTCCTCTTCTTGGTCTTCCTTTTTCTCATACTCGTATTCTGGAGTCCATCCTTTTACATCTGACCATTGATTATTAATCAAATTTTCTTGCACTAATTTATTTAGAATAGCATACGTACTTCGTCCATGTAAATCAGCAATTTCTTGAATTGTTAATTCTCGTAAATTATATTCACGATACATTTTTTCTAATTCATCAGGAGTCCAGTGTTTGTTATGTCTTTTTAGATTCATCGTATTAGATAGTATTAATATGTCTTTATATATTTTATCAATAAAATCCTTGAAATACAATTTCATTTCTAGAAGCATCATATGTCATTTGACTATTTTCACTATTCAATTGAACTCTTGAGTTAGCATTAAAAAATCTACCTAAAATAGTTTCTGTTAATTGTGTTAATTCATTTACAAGTACATTATTAGACATATCAATAATAGGTCTTGGATGTCTATTATCTTCTTCTACTGTTTCTCCCTCTTTTGTTTCCTCTAATGGACCTTCCTCTTTTGTTTCTTCAGGAAGGGGAGTATTTCGTATTTGTGTGCGAATATCATACCTGCAAATTGGACAGCGAACATTTCGATCAAACCATTCTTGAGCATTTGCTGGATGGAAAAGATGTCCGCATCCTATAATTTGGGTTACTTGAGAACCTTCTTGAAATGGTTCTAATGAAATAGGGCAACTCGCGTTGAGTGGTTCTGGTATTTGCAAAAAAATAATATTCCTAGTTCCCACTCTTATTTGTTCTGCTGTTGGTCGTACAACAATATTGGAATATAAATTTTCAAAATTTCCCCATAATGAATCAGCAGTACTATTTGCCGTTCTGGATTCATTATTAAAATAATCTATACGATATGGTAATCCATTTATATAAATTCTTCCAGTTGCTTCATCATAATAGGTTCCTCTATTGCGAGGTGTTGTTTGAGAGACATTTCTACGATTATTCGTTAATGTTACAATACTATTTGTAATTTCTTGTTGCAATTCAAGCATTCTTTCTATTTGGCGCGAATTTTGACTATATAAATTTACATAAATATCTAATAAAACACGCTGATCGTTTGTTAGATGGTTTCTACCGGACATACACTATTATATATTCTTGTAAATATGTTTAAATATAAATACTATACTATTATTATTAGTTCATGAGTTTGAATAAATATAAAGGAAAAGGATTGACTGGATTAGGAAATCTGGGAAATACGTGTTTTATAAATTCATGCATACAAATTTTATCTCATACATATGAATTGAATGACTTTTTAGACAAAGGAATGTACAAGAAACGTTTGAGTAATAAATACGAATCCGCACTTCTTGTGGAATGGGATAGTTTGCGTACTTTAATGTGGTCAGAAAATTGTATTATTTCACCAGGGAAATTTATTAAAACTATTCAGAAAATGGCGCAGATTAAAAAAATGGATCTTTTTACTGGATACTCGCAGAATGATTTGCCAGAATTTCTTCTTTTCCTAGTTGATTGTTTTCATACATCTTTAGCAAGAGAAGTAAATATGACGATTAATGGTTCAGCACAAAATACAACAGATAAAATTGCTATTCAATGTTTTGAGAAAATAAAATCGATGTATGCAAATGAATATTCCGAAATATGGAATATGTTTTATGGAATTCATGTATCGCAAATTATATCCTTGGAAACAGGAGAAGTATTAAGTACATCTCCAGAACCCTATTTTATGATTAATCTTTCTATTCCAAAGGAGAACAAGACTCCAACTTTGATGAATTGTTTTGATTTATACGTTGAAGGAGAAACATTGGAAAATGAAAATGCATGGTACAATGAAGCGACAAAATCCAAACAGAATGTGAAAAAGAAGATTTCTTATTGGAGCTTGCCAAATATTTTAGTAATTGATATAAAAAGGTTCAATTCAAATAATGTTAAAAATCAAATTTTGGTCGATTTTCCTGTAGAAGATTTGAATTTATCAAAATATGTAATAGGTTATAAGAAAGACTCTTATGTATATACTTTGTACGGAATTTGTAATCATAGTGGAAATGTGTTTGGCGGTCATTATACATCATATGTTAAAAATGCAAATGATAAATGGTATCATTTTAATGACACGAATGTTTTTGAAGTAAAAGACATATCTCAACTAGTTTCATCAAAAGCATATTGTCTTTTCTATAGAAAAAAATCAATAGAGTAATATATAGATGGATGTTTCAACCACGACCAATCAAAATACATATAATTATATGAATACGTTGAGTATAAATCCAATGGTATTTGTTATTTTGTTAATAGTTATTCTATTATATGTTTTACTATTTTCCTCTTTAGGAAAGATTCAAAATCAAGAAACATCTGATTTAGGATCAGGATCAGATATTAAAATGGTTGGTATAATTATTATTATTATTTTTGGTGCTTTGGCACTTATTAACGGAGTTCAGTATTTTTTTGGAATCAACATTGTAACTTCAATTACTAATTTATTTAGCAACTCTCCTCAGGTAAATATTGGAATTAACGAAACAACAGCTGACAATAGTAATAATAGTAGTCCTATACCAGAATCACTTCAACAACAGGTATTTAATATACCTGGAAATTATTATGGATATAATGATGCAAAAACATTATGTACTGCATATGGCGCGCGTCTAGCAACATATGATGATATCGAAAAATCTTATCAGCGTGGAGGAGAATGGTGCAATTATGGTTGGTCAGAGGGTCAAATGGCATTATTTCCTACTCAAAAAGTAACATATCAAAATCTTCAAACTATTTCTGGTCATGAAAATGATTGCGGAAGACCCGGTATAAATGGCGGATACATGGCTAATCCACATATTAAATTTGGTGTAAATTGTTATGGACACAAACCGCTTATGACGGGAGAAGAAGAACAAACTATGATGACAAATTCACCCTATCCTAAAACAGAAAAGGATATTCTCATGGAGAAACGGGTTGATTATTGGAAACAACGTCTGGATGAAATTCTGGTAAGTCCTTTTAATTATAAAAGATGGAATATGATTTAATAAGAATATTATCTTTCAAATAATATTTATATATTTATATATTTATATATTTATATATATGAAAAAATTTAATGTACTTTTAGCAACAGATAATCGTGGTGGAATTGGAAATAAAAACTTATTACCATGGAATTTTTCAAAAGATACTGATTATTTTATTCGCAAAATTACAACGAATACTTCTTTCCCAACGGTAACAAAAAATATTTTAATAATGGGATATAAATCGTTTTTAGATTTCTTACAAAGAAATATTTGCACTGAATTGATATACGTAATTGCAAGAGATTCCGAACAATTAAATTATGAAAACCAAAAAAAATATGTTGTATATTTTGAAAACTTTGAGAGTGCAATAAAAATGTGTGAATCTGAAATATATTCAGATGTTTGGATTCTTGGTGGAAAAAAAATATATGAAGATGCGCTAGCAAATCCTTCATGTGATAAAATTTATGTAACAACCATTAATGCAGAATTTGAATGTGATATTGTAATAAATTTATCAATTTATGATATCAAATGGAACAAGGTTGTGACAATTTCAGATATTAATATAATAGATAATAAAGAATATATATTAGAATTTAAAGAAGGTATTTTGTTGGCAAATACAGTAACATATGAAAAAGAAGAACACTTGCCCGTAGAAATTCTTCAATTTTATACAAAACCAGAGTTTGTAGAAAAGTTTATAAAAGCAGATTATGATGTATGGACAATGAGAGAAGCAATAAATAATAATATTGCACATTTTCCTTTTTTATCGAAAGAAGTTTTATTAAATGATAATAATCCAGGCGAGATTACGATTGTTCATACATGGAAGTCTATAGAACTGTGGAAAATGATTGATCAGAGAGATTTTCAAAAAAAATGCATAAAAGAGTTTAATGAGGCTTTTCCACATCCATATCATCTTTTATCAAATGTACATGATTCCAATTTTTTTAAAAGATACAGGTATTCAAAATATGAAGTTAAATAATTTATACATTTTTTTTTCTAGTTTGTTTTTTTGCTTTCTTTGGCAAAAGTTTTGCAGTTCCTTTTTTTCTGGCGCGCAATTGTGATAACAATAATAATTGATCGTGTATATTTTCTTCCAATATTTCATCATCGTCATTAAATACAGATTTCTTACTATTTTCTTTGATTGGTGAAAGGAACCACATGGGCGGTACAGCCAAATTTTTTCCAAAAATTCCGTGTTTAGCATCTTCATCAATAGAAAGTGATTTTATGGCACCTTTTCCACCTTTCAAAAGAAGAGAATCAACAGAAAATCCTCCACTGTATATATTTTCTCCCAAAGAATAAAAAATCAAATCATTATTTTGAAATCCGCCTTCTTGCTCTTGCTCTTCTTGTTTAGACATATATACAATTGAGATAGTATATATTTCTAAGAAAATCTTTTAATCTCTTGAACTAGTTTGACTTCGCGGTTTTGTTTGATATGATCCATAATTTGCTTTACTTGTGATTCATTTCGAATCAAACTAGACAATGATTTTTCTAAATATTTCAAAGTCAAAGGTTCGCTAACCCTTGTTTTGGCAAATTTTAATTTACCGTCACTAATTTCAATATTTGCATTCGACATTTGATGAGTTTCAGCAAAATCAATCAAGGATTCTGATAGTTTTGCTTTTTTCTCTCGTATCTCTTTGGTCTTTTCATGTAAAAGTCTTAATTGATTATCCATACTAACCCATTTTTGTATATTTTCTTCAAATTCCTTCATTTGTATTATTCTGATATTATTTATTTGCGATATTTTCGAGTACTATATTTTTGGGTTCTTTGTTTTCGTGAGCCAAATCTATTTTGAGCAAACCATAATGAAAACGGTACAAGTGCTTGCGAAATTGCACTTCCCCAGTTTCCTCCTCTTTTAGATCGTTTTCTGCCGCCCATTTTTCTTCTAGCTCCTGCGCTTTGAATCAAATTTAAATTGGCGGTACTAGGAAAAGCACCAGCAACTACAGAAGGCTGCGTTCCTGCCAAATTTTGAACAGCATTACCAAAATTACCACCTTTTATAAATACGTTGTCCCATTGCTTATTCATTCCGCCAACATTATTTAATTCCCATTCGGATGCTCCCATTCCGCCTCTCATGCTGCGACGATGAGATTTTCTTCTTCTTCTTCTACCTCCACTCATACTAGATGATGATGATGAACCAAGACTAGATGATGATCCGGATGATGAACTTGAACTTTTGACCATGTATATATAAATAAGAGAGAAAATTTTAGAAAAGTTTTTCAAATATACCTTTATTACGCAAAATTAGGATAAACAATATCAATATTGCTAAAATCATGATAAAAATAATAAAAACTAAAGTGATAATTGTATAAATATAAGGCGTAATTTCCATAAGAATTACTTCCATAATGGGAGCAAACAATCCTTTTAACTGATACTTAATATCTTCTCTTTTCAAAAGATCCAAACATTGTTTTACAATATTTTCTTTCATAATTAGGATTTTTATTAAAAATTGTATCTTGATGCATATTGCGTGTTATTAAATGATAATTTTTCTTTCGTTTTACTAATGGATAATATTGTCTATCCAAATGATGACTTTGATTTTTCACAGTTATCTTTAGGAAATCCAACAGGTCTTCAAGGAGGTGCATATATGACAAAAATTTTATATAAAGATCAGCCGCTATATATTCAAACTCCTAAAAGTTTATCAAAACAAGGGTTTATTAAACATCCTAAAAAATATTATCTTGAATTGATGTTTGATAATAATGATGAAAAATTATTTCGATGGCTGGAGAATTTAGAAGAACGATGTCAAAAACTTATTTATGAAAAGGGAGAAACATGGTTTCAAAATCAACTTGAATTAAATGACATTGAAAATGCATTTGCCACAACAATTCGACCCTATAAGTCGTGCAAATATTATTTGTTGCGTGTAAATGTTAAAATGAATTATCAAACAAATGCGCCTATTGTAAAAATTTACAATGAAAATCAATCTGCTTTAACCATTGATGATGTGCATGCAGATACAAATATTATTTCTATATTAGAAATACAAGGTATTAGATTTAGTTCGCGCAATTTTCAAATAGAAATGGAACTTAAGCAAGTTATGACATTAAATTCAGAAGTTTTTTTTGATAGTTGTTTAATTAAACCCAGTGCAAGTATTAAGGAGAAACAAAAGGAAGAATACAAAGAAGAAATAAAAGAAATAAAAGAATTGAAAGTAATAGTAGAAAAAAATCAAGAAAATCAAGAAGAATTGATTAAAGAAAATGATTTAGAGAACGCGATGGAAGAAAATATAACAAATGAGCTGAAAGAATTTGATATAACAGATATTTCTACTTTAGAAACGATGACATTAAAAAAACCAAACCAAGTATATTATGAAATATATAAAGAAACTAGAAAAAAAGCAAAACTTGCAAAGAAAGAAGCTATTCTAGCATTTTTGGAAGCAAAGAATATTAAGAAAACGTACATGTTAGAAAATGTAGATGATAGTGATAGTGACAATGATAGTACTTTTGATAATATGTCGGACTATTCGGAAGAAGAAGAAAATAAAGTATAGAACATATTTTTGAAAGAACTATAGGAAGATTCCAAAACCGAATATATATTTATTCTAATTAACTGTATTCTAAAAAATATTTTATCATCAATTTTATATAATGAGCATTTCACTGAAAAAGCTATGGTCGGATTATGGTATTGGCGCCATCATCGTTTTATTGATTCTAGCATATGGTGTTAGTTTATTTGCCAAATATGTAACAAACAAGGGCAGTTATGGTTCTGAAATGATGAACTCTCAACCAAATTCGGCTTACCGAAATAAAGTAAGTAATTCCCCCAATGGAACAGGTTCCGGCGTTCAACCTTCCGATCCTTTAGGTGAAAATGAGGTTTTCGCTTCTGTACAAGGAATAGCATCGCCTTCTACAGGAATTCCTACGTCTTGTTCAAAACAAAATATTCAGAATCCTTCTGATTTATTACCCAAAGATAACAACAGTCAATGGGCACAATTAAATCCTTCTGGAAAAGGCGAACTTTCCAACATTAATTTATTAAAGGCTGGTTACCATATTGGTATTGATACAATTGGTCAGACTCTTCGCAATGCTAATTTACAGATTCGTTCTGAGCCACCTAATCCTCAGCTCTATGTTGGTCCGTGGAATTTGAGTACTATCGAGCCTGATTTTATGAGACCTCCTTTGGAGTTAGGTCAAGGAATTCAATAAAAAAAAAGTAAAAAAGTAAAAAAGTTAAAATAAAAGATTAAATTTGTTTGATTTTTAGAAATCAAATAAATAGAGTTATTTTTGTAATAAATAATTAACATCAACCTTTGTATTGTCTGTAATTTTTCGTAGAAAAAATTTACCCAATGTCCTAATTTTACTTATTTCTTCATTTGATAAACTATTAAATATTTTAGGTGTGGAGCCGCTCCATACTACATGTGTAGTTGATTTTTTTTCAATATTAGTAATATTTTTACAATTTATTAAATAATTGATATATGCGTGTTCATCTGGAATTGGAGAATGGTTAAATATAGATTTTATTTTGTCATGTTCTTTTACGATAGTAGTTGCATCCTGTTTTGATAAAATACACCATTGCGATTGCATCAAGAATTGTTCCTTTGAAAAATTAGACTTATTTTGCAATTTATCATATCGATTTAGATGCACTGGCAGTTTAGCTTTATTATAACTAATAATACTATTTTTTGATTGCAAAAAATTATATAAATTAGAAAAAGATGTTACTGGTATTGTATTATGTGAAACAATAATAAAATGTGTTATTTTTGAATGTTTTAAGGCTTCTGCTAATAATAATTTTTGTGCCTCTATTAAAGAAAAATTCCCCCATCCGGTTTCACATCTTTCTGATAGAATGCAATGCTTAAATAAATTTTGTTTTCGTATTTCAGTTGTACTTTTAGGATGAACAAAAATTTTATAATCGTTTGAATTTGCATTGCTAAAATATTGGACCCAAATACTTTCTTTACAAATAGCATCATATGTTAAAAATAAAAAAGCAATCATATATTATTTATATATTTTATTATAATAATAATATAAGAAAATTTAAATGTATAACAAATCAGATATATTTTTATATATAATTATTGGTTTTATAGTACTTGTATGTCTAAAAATATATTCAGAATCAGAGTTATATAATTTAAAATGTATTATATCCTCTGTGGATGGAAATAAATATTGTGTGAGAGAAAGATCTAAAGAAAAACAGGCTGCAAATTTATTAGCACAAGTTACAGAAAAATGCAAAAACTTGGTCGAATATATGAAAAAAAAACACCCTGATGATGAAAGAGTCGAACGTTTAGTAAAAGGATTCAATCCTAAAAAAATTTCAGAGACGTTGCCCACAAGCGAATTGACTGCATACAGTGAAAATAAGGGAGAAAAAATTGCTTTTTGTCTAAATAAGAAGAAAGAAGATGATACACAATTAATTGATATTAATACTTTAACATTTGTTGCATTGCATGAACTGTCACATATTACGACAACAAGTATTGGTCACAAACAAGAGTTTTGGCAAAACTTTAAATTTATTTTAGAAAATGCAAAGTCTGCAAATATTTATATACCTATAGATTACAAAAAAAAACCTGAATCTTACTGTGGTATGACAATAACAGATAATCCATACTATGATCTATAATGGAATAGATATAAATATAAATCAAATAATGTTTATAGATGCTATGCATAATGATAATAATTTTTTTTATAATTCGTGTTCATTCTTTAAGAGGATATATTAAACACCAATCATGGAATCAAATACGTAGTCTTCTTAGCCAACCTTCTATAACGCCTATTATGAAAGATTGTATTCATAAAAAAATATATTATTATTACGAGTTTTTGGCACTCAAACAAACAAACCTTTTTTATAAAAAATATTGGAAATATTGCACACATATACCAAAAAATGAATTGGCGATTTATGCTCTTTACGGATTAAACAAGGCTATTCGAACGTATAATCCAAAATATTTATTTTATACGTATGCAATAACTTATATAAATGGTGAATTATTTACAGGCTTAACAGATCTGCAACCACTAACAAATTTACCAAAACAATATAGAAAAAATACTACCTGGAAAAATAATAATAGAAATTTATTTGAAATTAAAACAAATCCTGTTTTGATTCAAAATGATTGGCAAATAGATAAACTAGTAAATAATAAAAATAAATATATTGATAATAATATAATTAATTATTATGATAAAATATACAAGTATGAAAATATATGGTCAAAAATTAATAAACTTGATGCATTTACAAGACGTATTTTTAACTTAAAATATGACTATGAATTTAATACTATTCGTTCAACAAAGGTAGTAGCAGAACTTATGTGTTGTTCAGTTGAACAAATACGAATAAAGTTTGAAACTACCAGAACATATTTATTTTATTATGAAAACCTGATTTCAAACAGGCGCTAACAAAGTAAGATACAACGAAACAAGCAATATATAAAGCAATAAATACCATCATAAATACCATCATAAACTTATAAGATGTATAAGAAGGGGATGAACAGTATATTGAATAGTAATCAACAATTTGCTCATTTGTTGCATCAAGATTAACATTCGAACTTCTATATGTAAGTGGAAAATTTTCTTTGTTATAGATTTTAGAAAGATATTCATTCACAAATGCTGCGCGATTCTCGTCGGAAAATGTATAAGTAGTAAATCGTTCAAATTTGTCAGCAAATAACTGTTGGTCCATATAATCACAGATTGTAGATTTGTATTTTCTAGAACCGTCAAGGTAATCATTCTCAAAAAGCGACAATTCTTTCGTTGCAAGAATTCTTGCAACATTATTTTCTTGTGCAAGTATTTTTTGCTCGACTCTACGTTGTCTGCGTCTGCGCCTACGGCCTGCCCTGCTTGCAAAGCAAGCATTAACTATAAATAATACAATAATGATAACCTGAAAGTTCATATTTCAATGTGTCTATAGTCTATTAGATTAACTTATTTGGTTTCAATTTTTAAATTATAACGAAATCAAACTATTCAAAAACTAATCATACTATATTGAACAGAATATTTCATTTTTGAATTTACTTGTAAATCTACACGATAAAAAAAAATATTTTGTTATTTATATGTTAGTTTTTTTAACTGGCGGTTTGGGATTTATAGGAAGTCATACTGCAGTAGTGCTTTCCAATGCGAATATTAAAGTTGTTATTATGGACAATTTAAGTAATTCAAAAATAGATGTACTTGACAAAATAAAATCTATATCAAATTATCCTGAAAATATTTATTTTTTTAAAGGCGATACAACTAAAAAAAGAGATATTTTAGATGTATTTTCTCAATATTCACAAATTGATGCGGTTATTCATTTTGCTTCTCTTAAAGCTGTGAATGATTCTATTAAAATGCCATTGCTTTATTATAAAACGAACATAAATTCATTGATCAATTTATTGGAAGTAATGGAAATTTATAATTGTAATAAATTAGTATTTTCGTCTTCAGCAACCGTATATGGAGGAAAGCAAATTTCGCCATTTTGTGAATTAATGAGTACTGGCACAAATATAACCAATCCTTATGGGCAAACAAAATATATGCAGGAACAAATTTTGCAAGATTATGCAAAAACAAATGAAAAAATGTCTATCATTATTTTGAGATATTTTAATCCAGTTGGCGCACATTCGTCTGGTATCATCGGCGAAGACCCGAATGGTGTTCCGAGTAACTTACTCCCTTTTATACTAAAAGTTGCATCTAAAGAATATGAAATGTTGCAAGTTTTTGGAAATAATTATAATACTCCCGATGGATCATGTATTCGAGATTTTATTCATGTAATGGATGTTGCTGATGGACATTCTACAGTAATTACTGCTGTCAATAAACCCGGAATTTATATTTATAACTTGGGTACTGGTAAGGGAACGTCTGTTCTTGAATTTATTACGAGCTTTGAAAAGGTAAATAACATTACTATTCCCTATCAAATTTCAAAAAAAGAGAAGGTGATATAGATGCTTCCTATTCTGATGTGTCAAAAATATATAATGAAATTGGATGGAAGTCAAAGCATTCTTTAGAAGATATTTGCAAAGATGCTTATCAATATTTATTGAAACGTAATCTTTAGACTAAATATTTTATTATTACTTTTATTTTCCTTACGAGTTGAAGTAAGAAAATAATTTTTATAAATATAAAAATTATTTATTTATATTAAAATAAACAGATAAATATATATATACAATAATAGTAATAGTAATGTTAGAAACAAATTTTATTTACAAAGTAAATTATTTAAAAGCCAACAATATTGTGCAAATTCATGTATTTTATGGAGAGAATTTAGATCCAAGCATTGATTTAGATTCTTTATTTAAAACGGATCCGGCGAATGATGTATTTACTGAACCTTTTTCACAAACTCATATATTTAATACAGAAGAAATGAAATATATTACAGAAAATAATATTCCAGTACATTTTGTTTCGCAACAAATTCATTATGATGATAGTATTGGAACAATTAAATTGAAAATAATAGAAAGTTTTTCGAATACTTTCTCTCTAGAAGAAATGTATTTATTTTGCTTAAAGGAAGAAACGTTTCAGCCTGAAAATGTGTATCAGACTTTGACGCAAAATAAGAAACTTCCTTTAACACGCGTTCGATTCGACCAGTTTCTCTCGAATATGATACGCAATGAACAAGGTGAAGAAATAAGATTTGATATACCTGATAAAGAATTATATAGTTATGATGATGTATTATCTTTAAATTTGGAAGGAAAAAAATTTTGGGTTAGTAAGGTATTAGGTCAAAAATTTTTTATTTTATTAAATGAATATCCTTTTATATATAATCCGTATGATGTAACAGAATATGATGAATTTATTGAAAGAATAACGCGTAAATCATTGACAACATTAAATAGTCACTTATTACTGAATACTGGAAATATTGTAGAAAATAATATATATCTATGTTTGGCAGCAGATGTATTAGAATACGCAAAAAGTAAAGATCTCTCAGAGTTGATTACTATAAAATTATATTATCCATTTTTATTTAAACAGGCTATTCAAAACTCAGATATATTGCAAGAAAAGAAATACGAATTATTAGAAAAAAATAAAAAGCTATTAACTTCAAATACAGAGGACTCTTTTCGTGCAGTTAATTTATTTTATGATATATATAAAAATAAAACAAGCGATCTAAAATATCAGTATCGAGGTATCAAATTTATAAAGGTAATGATATATTCTGATGTTGTTGTTAAAATGCCACTTGATGTTATATTTAAATTAATTCATACTTCAGAAAATAATCCACTTGTTAAATATAATCCAGCATCAAGACAAGAAAATATTTATCGTTTATTTACAGATAAAATTTCAAAAGATGGGAGAAAAATTCCCTTTTTGAATAAATCAACTATTATAAAATTGATGAAAAACATTGGAAAAGTGCGATCTGTTAGCGTATATATCGAATACAATGGAGAAAAAGAAAGAGAGAAAGAGAAAGAAACGATTATTTGTGAATTTTATGAGGATGGTAGTATTTCCATTTCTTGCGAATTTGAAAAAATAATGAATATTTCGGACATTACCGCTATATTTCGCAAAGCAGTAAATCCAATTATTGAAGAAGTTAAAATATATTTTGAAGAAAATGGATATCGTGTTTCGTTATTCGAAAGTTTGTTTGAAGATAATGTAGATGTAAAACAAATAACGTATCAGACTGTAGTTGAAATAGATAATATTATTCAAATTGATGAAATTATTGGATGTTTAAGTAGCATTTTTATTGTCGAGTCGGTTGAGGAACAAGGCAAACGTATAGAAATGAGATATAAACGTGTAAGTAATTTCAATAAAAAAACAAGTCAAGAAGCTTTTATTATTGAGCAATCTAGCCAAAAAAATGGATTACGAGGTGAAGAGCTGTTAGAGGCCCTTGTTAAAAATTATGATATGACTGCAGGAGAAGCAAAAGAATTGCTAATAAAAATAGTAAATGAATTAGAAGTAGAAAGAGGTGTCAAAAGATCGGATATTGAAATTAAAATAAATCCAGGATTTAAATCCCGCGTCGTTGTAAATCCAATTACTAGTTTGGCTCTTATTGAAATAGAAAATATTAATGATATACAATATTTATCATTGATACCCATTTACTTGGATTCTTTTATACGTTTGACACAGGATCCTACTTCAACTAATGTTCCATTGGAACGAATAAAACAAACTTGTGGAATATCAGAGAGAGAAGAAGTCGAGATAGATGATATTATTGCTGCATCAGAAGTAATTTTTGCAGATCAAGAAGATCCCGAATCTATTTTGGATGAATTTTTGGAAGATGATTTATTAGAAACAGATTCTGAAATAGAGACAGAGATAAAATCAAAAAATGTACTAGATCTTCTTTTTGATGAAGAAGAGGAAGAAGAGGAAGAAAAAGAAGAAGAGGAAGAAGAGGAAGAAGAGGAAGAAGAAGAAGAAGAGGAAGAAGAAGAAGACTTGGAAGGAGGCGCAAGTCAAACGCCAAGTTCAAGTTTATCTTTTGGAGAGATTAAAGGACTTGAGCAATTAAGTTCCGAACCATCAAGTTCAAACGAAATTACTATTTCTTCGGAGCCTGATGTTTTGCCAGAAAAGAAAACTAGTGTTCAAAAAGTAGCAGCTGCTCCAACTGTAGTATCAGCAAAAGCAACTGTAGCTGCAGCAACTGTAAAAAATATAGATGGTATGAAATTAACAAATCCCTCTCCTTTTTTCAAAAATATGGAAGAAAGAGACCCCGTTTTATTTTTACGAGAAAACAAGGGTAAGTTTAATGCGTATTCTCGCACATGTCCATCAGCAGATCGCAGACAGCCTATTATTTTAACAGATCAAGAATTGGAAAATATCGAAAAAGAGAAACCTGGTTTTTTAAAAGAGGGAGACGTTATCAAATATGGGTCAAATCCTGATAAACAATTTAATTATATTTGTCCAAGATATTGGTGTTTAAAAACAAATATGCCTATTGACCCAAGTGAAATTGTTGATGGGAAACATCCAACTTGTGGAACAGTTATACCAAGAGATAAAAAAACTGTACCAAAAGGGGCATATATTTACGAGTTTTTTAGTCCTACTGCACACGGAACTCAAGAAAATTATAAACAACATAAACCCGGTTTTATAGCAGAAGGAAAACATCCAGACGGATTATGTATTCCATGCTGTTTTTCTAATTGGAATAAAAAAGCACAAATATTGCGAAGACAACAATGCGCTCAAAAAAGTAAAAAAGCGACGGAAGAAAATTTGGAAGAAGTAGGAGAAAAATTAGAAGAAAAAGAAGATAAATTGGCAGAAGCATTTAAAGAAGAAGATAAATTGGCAGAAGCATTTAAAGAAGAAAAAAAATCGGAAAAAGAAGGAAAAAAGAAAAGCAAATCTGGAAAAAAAGCAGACGGTAAAAATCAGCAATTTGTAAAAGAAAAGGAAGAATATATTAAAAGTCCTGAAAAATTTCCATTGGATTCTATGAGATGGGGATATTTACCTATGGCTATTCAACTTATGCTTCACGAAATTAGCGCAGATTGTCAAATTAGTAAAACAAATACCAACATTAAACCATTTCATAATTGTTTGTTGAGACACGGAGTTCAAGAAAGCCAAGTTCAATCTTTTATTGCTTGTATTGCAGATGCTAAATTTTTTGGCGAATCTCAAGTTCCAAGTATTCAAGAGATGAAAGAGATAATCATTAATTCCATGACACTTGATACATTTATTACCTATCAAAATGGCAATTTATTAATTAGCTTTTTAAAAGAAGATATAAATGTAGAAGCAATAGATATAGATATTTCTATCTTTACTACAACCAAACTATATAGTAAAATTAATTTTGATAAAGAAGAAGAGGTCTTATATTTCAAGAAAATAGTGGGTTCATTTGAAAATTTTATTAGCTTTTTACGCGATCCAACTTCAATCATTGATTATACTTATTTATGGGATATTGTTACAAGGCCGAATCCAGAACTTTTCAGTCAAGGTATTAATTTAGTCATCTTGGAAATTCCAGAAGACGATTCCACAAATAATGTGGAATTAATTTGTCCAACAAATCATTACTCGACTAATTATTACGAAGCAAGAAAACAAACACTCATTATTATGCACAAAGGCGATTTCTTTGAGCCAATTTATTCTTACCGAAATGAAGAAACCAAATTAAAAGTGAGTAAAACATTCAGTGAATATGATCCACAATTATCCAAAACAATGCGTGCAGTATTTAAGAATATCATCAAACCATTGTTACACGATACATGCATTCCTTTGGCATCCATGCCAAATATATATAAATTTAAAACGCCGATTTTACTACAATATTTGATAGAACTTGTTCATAAAATTAATTATGAAGTGATGTTACAAGTTATTAATTATAGTGCAAAGGTAATTGGCTTGCTTATAAAAAATAATGAAACAGGACTTACCGGATTTGTTCCTTGTTATCCATCAGAAATACAACCTGCTTATGAGTATATATTATTTACAGATGATTCACTTTTTACGGGCTATAATGAAACTATACGATTTTTAACCAATGTATATAAAGAAAGCAAAGGAAAAATTCCATGCAAACCGGAAATAAAAGTGGTTGAAGATGATCATATTGTTGGTATATTAACAGAAACAAATCAATTTATTGAAGTTACTGATTTGCTTGTTGTTGAAACAGTGAATGATTCTTTAAAAATATTGCAAGATGGCAATCATTTGATTGCAGATAAAATAACTATGGTTTCTACCAAGGTGGATGATGAACGAGTAGAATACATTAAAAAAATAAAATTAGAAACTAATTTTTTCCAAGCATTTCGCAATACGGTTCGACTTTTATTAAATAATTATGAAAATTTGCAAATGAGAGAAAAAATGCTAACCGAAATAGAAACACCCTATATTCTATATTCATCCAAATTAGATAGTATTACAGAAGATCTTAGAATACTCGTAGATAACAATGTAATTTTTGTAGAAGAATATGATATTTCTTTACTCGATAAAATTTCAACTTGTCTTGTTGGAGATTGTGTCAAAAAATCTCCAGTATGTTCTGTAATAGAAGGTAACAAGTGTCAATTAGTTATACCTAAAAATAATTTATTAACTGGAAAAAATAATGAAATTTATTATTTTGGAAGAATGGCGGATGAGTTGATTCGTTATAGTAGAATCAGATCATATGTATTTCAACCGGATATATATCTCTCTTTTGGTATAGTAAATTATAACCTACATGAAAATGAGATTATTATTATACAATCCTTATTGAATCAAGATTATTTTGTTGGATTGGAACCAGTTTCTGTAAATAAGTATGCTATATATAATGCATACGATGATGCTGAACCTAAAAAAACACAATTGTATGAAAATAATGCAACTATAAATGAAGAAATTAATGTTGTGGGTGAAGCCAAAAGTGAATTACGTGAGTGTGTTGTGCAAACAAATACAAAAATTACCTCGGGTGTTTGGCAGAAATGTTTCCCTTCTTCTTTTTTTGAATTGGAATACGAAAAAACAAATCAATGCGGGTTTTATTTGATAATTGATATTATTAAACATATGTATCCTGAGAGAACTGTAACATTGAATGAAATTCGAAGAGAACTTTTAGAACAATATAGACAATACTTACCAACATTTCAAGATCAAATTATTGATATTTTAATTCTTGAAGGCAAAAAAACACTGGGAGATCAATTAAAAGCGGAGACATTATCTTTTCAGAATTTCATTTACACTGAAAGTTATTTTATAACAAATTTAGATATTTGGTTAATAATGCAAAAATATAAAATTCCAACCATATTTATTTCGAGCAAACCTATTTTGCAATCTAATCGTAACGAATTCGTTGCCTATGGAACTCGAAACGACAAGTTTATTTTTATTGTATTACCAGGTCTGCGTGCCGAAAATATTCCAAAGTTTAAAATTATTCAATCGCCGGATGCTGAAATTGCATTTCCTATTACTATTTTCCGATCGGAGGATTGTATGCATAATGTAGAAGAGGCTATTCAGAAATCGATTACAATTGAGGATTTTTTTAAAGGATTTACAAAAAAGTCCGCAGTAAAACCCAAGGCGAAAAAGGCAAAATTATTATTAGTGCCGAAAGAACAACAAGAACAAGAACAACAAGAACAACAAGAACAACAAGAACAACAAGAACAAAAAGATCTTCTTGATCTTGTACCTACGGGAGAAAAGAAATCAAGGCGAAATAAATCAAGTGTTGTAATTAAAAAACAAAGTCGTAAAAAGAAGCCGAATTTGCAAATTGTAGAAGAAGAAAATTAATTATCTTCCATAGAATCATAGTCATCTTCATAATTTAATTCAAAATCAGAAATAGCTATGGTATCATCATGAAAAGAGAGATGATCAGTATTAAATGTTACAACATATGTATATTTTAACGCTTGAAACAAAAAGGGATGGATACTCGAATCAAATATTGGATAAGGTGTGATAATTTTTTTACCAAAATCAGGATTATATTTTGAAAATTGCAATAGTTTTTTACGCAAACGGCGGGTTACCAGATATTTTTTTTCACAACCAAAAATTAGATATTTCCCTAAAAAATACAAGTGTAAATATGGTCTCATAATATTGACAAGCGTTTCTCTCGGAAAATCTTGGTCAATATCTATATAATAGTTGTTTATCATACTTGTAACATGATAATATAATTCATAATGATGCGAATAAGAAACATAATTTTTAATAAATACTTCACGAATAGAATGTTCATTATTTATTTTAAATATTTGTAAATCAAAATTGCATTGAAAAAATAATTCAAATAACATTGGCATAGTAAATAAATTAGTGCGAATAAAAAAATATAAATTATATAAAACAGCTTTATTAAAAGAGATATTATTATAAGGATTCTTAATTTTGTGTGGTTCCGCAAAAAAATAGCAGAAATGAGAGAGACTTGTATTGATAATATGAATTAAATCGTTGATGACAAATGCGTATTTAATACCATCTTGTAAAAGTACAAATACATTTTTTCTTTGAAGATCAATTTCATTTAGCATTAGATCCGTTTGTATTTTGATAGGTATTTTTTTCATTTTATAGATATGAACAAATTTAGACAATGCAAACATTTTTTTTTGTGTTTTAGAAAATGCATCTAATAAATTGTCCTTTTCCTTTTTAGAAAAAAAGATATTATCTAAATTCTCTTTTAGATGTTTCCATTTAATAGCTCGTATTTTTTTTTTTGTTTTTGTAAAATGATTTGTTTTTATGTAAAAATTAATAATGAATTGATACAAATAATAGGTTTGGGTATTTAGAATATTTTTTTGCATTGCTTGATAATACAAAAAGTAGTCTTCAGTTTCTGGCAGTGGTATTTCTAAATCATATAATTTATGAAGGATAGAGCAAAAAATACTCATAATATATTTCTTGCTCTATTATTTATACGTTTTTATAACGACAAACTAAAATACATTCTCAATTTCTTCTTTTTCTTCTTCTGGTTCTTTTTCCGCCCATTGTATGCGCTCTTCCGATCAGAGCCGGAACTGAAGTGCGTCTTCTTCTAACGAAATGTTGTCTAGGTATTCGTTTTGAAGTAAAAGAGGATCTCAAAGGTTGCTGCGGAGGTGTCGGACTTTTATCCCAATCCCAACCTCTTACGGCTTTTCGTCTTTGACGTTTTGTTAATGTCATCTCTTTATATTATATAATAAAAAAATATTATATAATTTTTTGCAACTTTTTGTAACTTTTTAACAAGTAAAACACGGTATATCTAAAATCCAGGATTGTAGTCGTTGTCTGTTCCTAAATCCGTTGTTTTGATGGTACTGACGTTATTTTGTATAACAAGATTATTTGTGCTGCATGGCTCTTCAATGTTTTCTGCTAGACCAAACATACTTTCAATAGCTTCCGCATCACTCGGTTGCTCATAAACAGTTGTTTCTTCCAGTTTTACCATTTCATCCAAGTCTAGCACTACTTGGAATGCACTTGTACCATACATTCCTTCTTGACCTACCATCACATTTGCTGAAACACCTCGCATAATATCTAGTTCTGCATGACGCGCCGCTTTCAAGAACATTTCAGGAGTTTCCTCAAAAGATGCTTTAGCAATGGGTCCAATATTATCATTATTGATTCCATGACGGAATATTGATATCATTTTATTGGTAAATGTCATTCTATCGCAGAGCAAACTCAAGTGATGATAGTTGATATAAGTGCCGTCAAACTCAATGACTTCTGCAAGCTCATTGTAAATGGTTTGTCTCGCTGCTTCAATACCAAAGATGTTGTAAATTTCAATAATATCATTACTAAATGTACGCTTGGAGTCGATGTAATCAAGTGCTAAAACATCCATCATATTGGTTCCGATGGTATCTAAAACCCAGATATCTTGCTTCTTATACACCCCAGATTTTTCTACGACATTGTCTTGTCCATTGATACGACGCAAAATGACCTTGTTAATCTTCTTGATGCCGCGGATCACAATATTCTTGAGCAGCTGATCTTGGAAATTCTTGAGTAAATAAATTTGATCCGATTGATCGAGTGAGCTTACCTTGGGCTTCTTCGCAGTTTTACTCGCACTCTGTTTTAAAATATTATTCATGCGAATGCGAAATATCAACTTATCTGAATTATAGTCTGAATATACGCAGCTAATATCGTCTGCATAACTATTCTTTAGTGTGAAATTGATATCATCCATGGTAATATTTTTCTCCAACATGATTTCTGGGATAAGTTCCATACGAATAATCCATTTTGATTTTTCATTGGTGTCTTCCATAGCAGCAATATCAGCGCATTCGTCCATCATATTTTCAAAAGTGCGATATTGTTCCATCGTCGTTTTGTCTTCATTAATCAGTGTATTCAAGTCATCGGGATCGAAACAAACTTCAATCGAGCTCACTAATTCTTGCAACTTTGTATGTTCCAACATATACATGATGCTCTGAGCTTTTTCCCTGTCTGTTTCGTCTTCAGGCTTTAAATAGACTGTGAGGGAAGGATTCTTGGGCTCTGAGGAAAGCGACAAAATTTCTTCGATTCTTGGCACACCACGCGTCACATTGGATTTAGAAGCGACTCCGGCAAAATGAAATGTGTCGACAATCGCAAGACCATTATATACATTGAAATTCCGAGTGTCTGCTACTGTTAGATCATACGCATACTTTGTAGTATTTGATACTTCCTCAATAGATATAATTTTATCAAAGAGTACGTCTGTTAAGCTATCATTTTTTCTAGATTCAAATATAATTTCACCATCAATTTCATTTGGGATAATAGTATAACGTCTATGAATATCATACTGATAAGAATGTTTCAACAACTCTACAAGATTACTTTGTTTATATTCTATCTTAATATTTAATTGTGATGCAAAATCATGAAGTTGCCCGCCTGGTATATGCAGTGTATATAGTTGATGAATATTTTTACTCAATGTTCCTCGATTATTTGATTCTGGCTTTTTGCATGTGCTAATATATCCATATGTTCCTAAAATATTCAATATTTGTTGAACATCAATTAATAAATCTTTTGAAACAGATGCCATAGTAATGGTCTTTTGTTTTATATCAATTGAACCGTCTCCACCAATGTAGGCATCCAAGAATCCTAACAGGCATTGCTTATTCGAAAAGATAATCTTATCGCTTACGAACTTATTATGACTTAGCTTACCGCAAAAGATCTCTAGAATGCGACACAAGACAGTATTGTAAATACGCAAGTCTTGGCTTGTCCAACCTTTTTGACCTTTATTCTCATGTCGATACACTTTGGTCTTGATGTTCCAA